CTACAAGCGCATGCTGCTCACCGGCAATGTCTGGCGCTCGACCAACGTCCTTCAGCCGATGCGGTTCATCGCCGACACCGACGAGTGGATGAACCGGCGCACTCGTGACCTGTACGACTATCCGGGCGAATGGACGCTCCTCGGTGACCAGATGCTGATTGCCCCGGCGATGGGGACCGGCATCACCGCGACCTTCGCTTACCTCGATCGCAATTGCGTCAAGCTCGCGAGCGGCGGCTACGGCGATCGCTTCATGAGCGATGACGACAGTTATCGGCTCGATGAGCGGCTGTTAAAATTAAATACGATTTGGCAGTGGAAGGCGCATAAGGGATCGCCCTTCGCCGAAGACCTCGGCACCTACATGGACGCGTTGACCACCGCGACCGGGGCCGACAAGCCGGCGGCGATCCTGATCGACCGTTACCCGATCTCGGCGCATGCGCGCGTTGCGCTGCCGTGGCCGCCAGGGTGGGGCAAGCCATGAGCATGCATGCGGCATTCCGCCGTCAGCCGGCGCCGGGGCAGTACCAGCAGGCGCTCAAGACCATCAACATCGCGGCGCCGACGCGCGGCATCGTGCTGAACGAGAACGAGGCGTTCATGCGGCCGGGCGCCGCGATCGTCTCCGACAACTGGATGCCGACCATGCGCGGCGTCAAGCTGCGCGGCGGAAGCACCAAATGGTGCACGTTGCCTGAGACGACGCCGGTCATCTCCGCGTTCGAATACGTCGCCGGCAACAATCAAAAAATGTTCGCCGGCAATGCGACCAAGCTGTACGACGTGACCGCTACAACGCCAGTCGAGATAAAGACCGGACAGACCAGCGGCAATTACTGCGCCTCGCAGCTCGCCAATCTCGCCGGCTACTGGATGCTGGTGTGCAATGAAACCGGCGACAGCGTGCTGCGCTACGACGGCACGGCCTGGACGACATTGACCACCGAGCTGACCAGCGGCCCGGTGCCGGGCACCAGCAAGAACCTCAGTTATGTCTGCAAGTATCGCGGCCGGTTTTTCTTCATCGAAACCGGCTCGATGAACATGTGGTATCTGCCGATCGACAGCCACCAGGGCGCACTGACCAAAATCCCGTTGTCGGGCGCGGCGACGAAGGGCGGCACATTGAAATTTTTGGCGCCATGGTCGATCGACGCGGGGGATGGCATAGACGACAAGCTGGTCGCTTGCACGTCGGAAGGCGAGATCCTGATATTCACCGGGTCCAATCCCGCCGACCCGGCCAATTGGCGCCAGGAGGGGCGCTACCAGATCGCGCCGCCGATGGGCATGAATGCCTGGATGCAGCTGGGCGGCGACCTCCTGGTCATGACGGTCGAGGGCATTATCCCGGTGTCGCAGGCATTGACCAAGGAGGCCGCGCAGCTCGACCTCGCGGCGATCAGTTATCCGATCAAGACGATGTGGCGCGACGAGGTGAATGCCAAGCGCGCTTGGTCGTGGACGATGGAAAACTGGACCGAGTACGGCGGGATATTCGTCACATGGCCTGGAGGCACGCCGGGCAACCGCTACTGCGGCGTGATCGATGCGGCGACCGGGGCCTGGGCGCGCTTCGTCGGATACGACGCCACATGTTTTATCCGACTGCGTGGCGACATGTTTTTCGGCACGCAGGATGGCTACATCATGCAGGCCGATCGCACCGGCTACGATGACGGCTTGCCGTATGTCGCCACATTGGTCGGGGGCTGGGAACTGTTCCAGTCGGGCGCCTCGCAGGTCGTGTGGCATCAGGCGCGCGCCACGTTCACCTCCGGGAATGCCGAGCCGTTCCAGCCGCAGCTCGCCGCCACGGTCGACTACATCGTCACCGTCCCTGCGCCGCCGCCGGTAGGTATTGATCCCGGTATTGCCGACGTTTGGGACCAGGGTCACTGGGCGCCCGACATGGGCGGGCCGCCACCGCCGGTCCCTACGGCACCACAGCGCGCGCAGTACGCGCAATGGGACCAGCCCAGCCTCGGCCGCGCCGCGATGCGCAACACGCTTTGGACGTCGATTGGCATGACCGGGTATTCGCACGCGCCGATCGTGCAGATCACGATCGGACAACAGGCAAGGCCGAACGTCGAGCTGATCGCACTCGCGGCGACGTTCGAGCCGGCCGGCGTCAATGTTTAACGGAGCACGATCATGGCGCGGATAACCCTGGCTGATCTCGAGAGCCTGCGCATGCCGCCGGATGCGCTGGGCAATCCTGGTGTTCAGGATTTGGAGGCATTGAAGGCGGCCTCCCAGGGCACCGACTACGATGTCGAGGCGCGACGGGCGGCGATCGAGGCGCAGCGCAATCGGGTGGCGAATTTGCTCGTGGCGCAGCAGATGGCCAACCTCGTGCCATCGGCGGCTGCGTCTCCCGACTACCGGCTGGGCGACAGCTCGCAGGGCATTGCCAGCGGCACGGCGGCGTCCGGGGAGAGCGCGACGGCGGATAGCGGTCGGAATAGCAGTTCTCCCACCGGCTGGGGCGGTTTCGAGGGCGGCGGCCCAGGCGACCCGCAAGGATTTGGCGGCATCGGTGGGCGCACTGGGGCGGTCAGCGATCCGAACGAGGGCGGCGCGCTGACGACGGCGAATGCCGCGATGCAGACCGATAGGAATTTCGACAACGTCAATACCGTCCGGGAATTTACGCCTGCCGGGTGGGAGCCTGGAGCGGATCAACCCGGTGGCCCCTTCGGCGGACGTGGTGGAGGTCGCGAAGGGTTTGGGATGCCGGCCGCCACGCCGGCCGCCGCACCCGTGTCGTTTGCCCCGACCATGCCTGCATTCGATCGACCGGCATTCGATCCGAGCCTGCCCGACAATCCTGATGCCCCAAATACCCCGCCGGGCGAGCTGCCGATCGGCTGGGAAAATGAGGGAGAAATTCCGATCGGCGAGGATAAGTACGGCGATCCCGCCGACCCCGAGCGGCGCGGCGGTTGCCGCCGGTCCAGGCCCAGGCCCAGGCCCAGGCGGCGGCGGCCAGCAGGGCTTCGGCGGTGGTGGCGGCCAGCAGGGCTTCGGGGGTGGTGCCGTGGCGGGCCAGGGCTTCGGCGGCTTCGGCGGCTTCGGCACGACCGGCTTCGGCGGCCTCGGCTCATTTGGTGGTCCGGGCGATGCGGGCAGCACGCCGAGCGGTGGTTTCGGGGGCTTCGGCCCGGGTGGACAAGCCGCGATGGGAGGCTTCACGGCCGGCTTTTCGGCCGGCTTCGATGCCGCCATGGGCGCCCTCGGTCAGGATACCGGCGGTGGCGAAGGTGGCGGCCAAGGTGAAGGCGGCAGCGGCCAGGGCAGTGGCGACAGCCAGGGCGGCGGCGGCGATACGGCGGGCGGCGGTGTGGGCTGATGCCTGAGTTCAACGAAACGGCGGACCAACGGCGCAATCGGATTGCGGACCTGCTCGTGGGCATGGACATAGCCGAGCACGAGCCGTACACGCCGACGTTCGCGTCGATGCCGCCGGAAATCTTCCCGCATAGCCCGGCCGCCAACCCGGACATGACGGCCGGTGCAGTCACTGCGCCCGGCGGCTCACAGATCGCGCTCTCGACATTGTCCGATCCAGACAGCGTCAATTCGGACCAGACGTTTGGTCCGATCGGGGGACCGGCGACACCGGGCGCGAGCGACAAATATGCGCCGGGGGATGAGGCCGGCGACAAGAGCGACTTCGAAGGTGCCGGAAAGGATCAAGCTGATCCCGGTCAGGGAAGTTTTGCCCCCGGATTTACGGCTCCCAGCGCGCCAGGGTGAGGCCGGTGATGCCGGCGACGCGGGCGATAGTGGCGCGGGGGATGTCGGCAGCGGCGACAGCGCGGGTGGAGGCGTCGGATGAGCCTCCAGTATGTCTACGAGCAGCATGAGGACGTTGCGCGTTTCGTTGCGGAGCTGGTCGGCAGTCGGCGCGGCTTCGGCAAGTGCAAGGCAATCGGTGTGCTCGATGCGGCTGGTAGACCGATCGCCGGCATCGTCTACCACAACTATCAGCCCGAGTTTGGCACCATCGAGCTGACCGGCGCCGCGCTGCCGAAAAGCAATTGGCTCACGCGCGAGACGCTGTGGAGAATGTATGAATACCCGTTCCAGCAACTCAACGTGCAGATGGTGACGCAGCTGACGCCGGCCGAGAACGAGGTGCTGCTCGATCAGCTCGCGCGTGGCGGCTACATGTTCACGCTATACCCGCGCGCATTCGGCCGCGGTCGTGACGGCGTCATCTGCTCGTTCACGCGCGAGGCGTGGGAGCAGTGCAAATTCATGCGCTGGAAACAGCGTCAGCCGGCAAAGGAGGCCGCGTGATGCCATACGGTGGATATACCGGGCCGGGAGGGCAGCAGGCTCAGCAGGCCGGCATGCTTCCCAATGATCAGCGCAACAGGATCACGCAGGCCTTGATGGCGGTGCAGAACCCGCCGCCGGCCACGCAGATGCCGCAGGCGCCGCAGATGACGCCGCCGGTTGGTGCGGTGCCTCCGGTTGGCGCCGTACCAGCGACCGGCGCGCCGCCAATGGCAGGTGGCGGTCCAATG